GCCGAGTCCTTCTAATGTCGGGCGTACCATTGATCGAAAGTCTAACCCCGGCTCAGCTTCGAATTCTCCTTCAGGCTGTGCGACAGGCTGTGCTGGCTGCACCTGTTGAGATTCCACCTGATCGAAAATATCTCCTCCGGCTTGTACATCCAATGGTTGCCGGATTCCTATCTCCTGTTCTTCCGTAGTTGGTCGTCGGATTCCTACTTGCTGTTGTTCTAGTTGATCGAATATATCTGCCATTAGAATTTATACCCTAAATTAGTTGCGATTTTGCGAGCTAACTCTTTGTCTCCACCAGTAGACTGGTAGATTTTAGCGGCTATATCCGCTGTAAGCTGCATGCCTGCACCGCCTGTGCCTGCGGTACCACCAGCTTTAATATCGGCTAACTCACCCAATACATCAATTTTATCCCCTGGACCTATTGTTTGTAACCGTTGGATAATGCGGTTATTGAGTTCTGTTACAGCGTCCAATTTTGCCTGGTATGCTGTCGGACCGTCTTTAGTAGATGGAAACGCCTTGCGGAGTGCATCTTCTTCTTCCTTACGGAACGCCACACCGGTTACAGATCGCCGCCATGCAGTAAATAGATTCTCAGTTAATGCGAGGAAAGAGTTCCAATCTTCAATATTATCTTTCAACCCGAAAAACCCTGAAATACTAGGACTTATTTCATCGAGAAACCCACCAAATTTAGCAAGTCCAGAAGCGTAGTACGTTAAATTCTCTTCAGGTTTGAACCGAGGATCAACAGCAAGATTCTGAAATTCTGCTAACCGGCCTTGTGCTCCCCGGATTTCTTTCTGTACTTGTGTCCTTGCTCCGGGAGTAAGTTTACCAAGTCCGAGTTTATCATCCCCTATACCTTCACCGAAAGAGATCTCTGTACCGTCAGCGGTTTTAATAGTGCCGGACCATCCTTTTTTCATAGCACGTTTCATTCCGAGCAGTTCTTTTTTCCGCGCCGGGGTTAGGTTAGGATCTAATAACGCCTGTTCAATACTGGTCGGTCCTTTCGTCGGCTTGACCGTCGGCGGTACTGCAGCAATGGGAGTAGCCTTACCTCCTTTTACATCAAAGAGTTTTTGGCCTGGTCCTAATGCAACTTGTTTCGGGCGTGCAGCTTGAAACTCAGCGATACGCATAGCGTTTCTCTGTCGAATTTCATTCATCTCCCGTTGGCCTGCAGCCCCACCTTTAATGGTAGTTTCAGGTTCAAGTGTGCGGAGGAAATCATCAATTGAACCTTTTTTCTTCTCCGGTTCGGGGAAAAAAGGCGCATCTTCTGAACGGAGGAACTTTCCCTTACCCCTTTCAAATCGGACAGGACCGCGATCAGGATCATCAAATATCGAACTTTCCGCAGGTATTGGTCCCGTTACTTCAACTCCCCGTTGTCCGTCGCGGGTAGTTGATCGAATAACAAGTTGTTCAATATCCTCTTTATCTCTTGCTAATGATTCCTCACGCACGTTAGCAGGTAAGTTTGCGTCAGTAATAGTTTTACTCATCCGCTTTACAATAGGCTTAGCTGCTTTTAACTGATCGCCAGTTGTAATTTTTGTACCACCAAGCTTAGCATACTTAGCCGCTATTTCTGGATTGATATTAGGACTCGAAGCAGTTTTCAGATCTTCGCTCGCTTGTAACTCTTCTTCTTGCTTAATCTGTGCGTCTAAACGTTCGATAGCTTTTAGAATATCACCTTCATTTAAACCATTTAGTTTTTCAAGAGAACCGAGTTGTTGGAATAACTCACGATCTACTGCGAAATCACCATTCATAATCTACTCCTATGCTAATATTGACGAAATTAATTGCGTCAATTGTTGTCGTTTTGCAAGTAGTTGCTGATGCCGTCGTGTCAACCGTCCTTCAGCTGCTTGCGCTAAACCTCCGGCAATCCCCGCTCGTGCTTGACCGAGAATTTGCCCGGTACCAGTAGCGAGAGTACCGCTGCTTAGAATACCTGCTCCAGAAAGTACATCCTGCAAACGATTGATATCTTTATCCGCTGCTTCTTCTTGCGCTTGAATTAAGATCCGCTCTGATTCGGAAGTGCCTCCAGGCTGCATTTGCCCACCAGTAACAACATCACCTCCTGTGCCGCCGATACCTAATTTATCGAGCATTTGAGTAGCAAATTGCGTTTTCCTTCCGAACGCTTCGCCTGCTAAACGACTTTCAATATCGCCTTTCATTTGCATCAGTCCGGCAGGGGAACTCATACTCTCAAGTTTCTGTCGCTTACGGAATGAAGCTAATCCCTCACCGATTCTCCTACCTTGTGGACCTCCGGGCATCGGCACGCCTCCGTGCATCCCAGGATGATAAAGTGTACCTCTTGCCATTTTACTACCTCCTTTTTTCTTTTTACTTGTAGATTTCTTACCTCTTGTTTTGCTGATTCCGGGGATGGACGAGTATGGGCTGGCTCCAAAATATTTTGGACTAGGTTGAGGGAAAGCTGTCGCTGGAGAATAAACGCCTCCAACTGGCGAATAAACTCCTCCGGCTGGCGAGTAAACGCCTATGTCTTGGACACCTATTGCCATATTTATCTCCTCCTTATACTTGCCACTCAGTTATGCGTAAACTGGACCTTAAGACTCCGCCAAAAAGTCTTGCAGGTCCAGTAACGATACCATTCATAACAACATCTTGTGCATTAGATCCGATACGAATCTTATATGTACGAGCACTTGTGGACCCTGATACGACCAAATGACGAAGTGTAACAGTCACAACTTTATCAGCAGCGCTGACATACTCTATACCGATTGCTAACGCATTCGCCGTTGAGTCAACGAACAAAGCCGCTACAAGTTGCTCTGCAGCCGCCGCACTCATATGAATCGTTGCGACTATTTCCAGGATACTGGTAGCTGATTTAGGTGTCACGGCTTGGGTTAATACCTCATCGCCCTCAGTATTCTGAGGGATCGTATCGTCAACGGGGATGTTAGTTGACAAGGCAGCACTAACAGCAGCGTCCGTAGCGTATTGGATCTGAATTACATCAGATAATTTAAGCAACCCATCAGCATCCATCGCCACTAGAAGTCGAGTCGCCAGATCAGCTTTGCTACCGTCCAGCGCAACTCCTAATTTTTCTTGCATTTGAATAATTGCGTCAGTCATACCGTTGGCGCGTTGCCAATCGGTTTTGGTTGCCGCTGATTCCGCTGTACCAGCAGTGTCTTTAGTATCAGAATCATAATCTGAACTGCCAGAGTCAAGTGCTGCCATAATTAAAATCTCCTAAGCTATACCAGATTCTCCATCCCGGTTAATTGAGTATGCATGAGACTCACTGCCATAAATCACAGTGCCGCCACTTACGTTACCATATAATCTTAATCTTAAAGTTAAAGCTGGTAAATTACAGTTCTTTTTTGGTCGTAATACTGTTACTGCCGCTCCAATAGCATCCCACGCATAATCGCCCCAATTATCTTGGCCCCAAAGGTGTGCCGCAGTAGTAATACTAGAGTTTAATTCAAAAGAGGTAAATTCGTCTAATTCATCAACCGCATAACTAAAATTTAATGTTTCACTGGTAGCCATATTAGTCGTTACCAGGATCTTTTCAAACATCTTTTGATGCCAGAGAGAGCCAAATATTAACTGACCGTCGATAAATTCGAAAGGTATCAGCGACCCAGCGTCGGTTGTCGGTGCGTACCTACCATTAGCCTGTCGCCAAATATATCCGCCTGAGTGAGCGCCGACGTATACTGAGTTTATCTCCGGTAGATAAGTCATCGCGTATCCTTCAATCCCGGTAAACTCAGCAATCCATTTCTCTAAGAACAAATCGTATACGAGAATTCGACGATCTGTTATTGTACTACTTTTCGGTAATGATACCCATAATTCACGTCCTAAGAATTTAGCTGAAGCAGTTACGATGCTCGTAGGCGATTGTAGGTACTCAGCGATAAAATCAGCTTCATCCAGATCCATTATTGTGGGACCATGTAACATTCGCATACGTCGCTCAGGGTCCAACCATGCAATACGCCGTCCTTTTGAAGTTATAGTGCGTGGAGCACCACACCCAATCCCTTGATGCTCCTCCAACGAATAGTCATTACGTGCGCCGTTATTCCCAGGCGTTCCGGTCATTATTGTGTAGCTATCCGGGGAAAATAACACCAGAATATTCTCTCCAGCTCCTAATCCCATCGCAGTAACATTCTCTTCCCGGACCTGTACAACATTAGCATCTGGGAAATGAACTGCCGGTAATGTAGTATATATGCCAGCATTCGTATACCTCAATCCTGTATCAGTCCAAGCATATAAGCGATTACGGTAAACGAGTAGAAATTGCGTTTGTGGCAGAGTCTCGCTATCAAAGGAATTTGTAATGACAGCGCGTGTAGTGGCTCCGGGAACATGATACTCGATATCGGCGCTATTGCCATTTGAGATAAAAATCGTACCTTTTCCTTCGACAATACTAGTATAATCTGCACCTGATAGTGCCGGACCGGTGATTTCCGTAGTGTTGTCGAATATCTTGTCACCGTCTTGTGTTCTACGTAAGCTATACAAACGAGTACCAAGAGCAGTCGTGCGGTATCCGAATAAATCGGTTATACTTCCCGCTGTTGCATCCACTCCAACGGAATGCTCAAGCGTCTGTCCAAACCGGACCTTTAGTCCACCAGTACGTAAAGGACGTGCATTCTTGATTAATTTAGCCTGCCCTGCACCTTGTAACGGCTGACGATTAATGCCGTTAAGAAAATTTAGTCTTTTAATTGGTTCTAATTTTGCCATTATAATGGACTCACAAATGGATCTTCTTGGGTTCGTTTTTCAACCCGGTTAAGGTTAAACTGTATTTCTTTAAGTAAGCTACGATTCTGGTCTACTTTACTATTGATCTCATCTAACGATATTTCAGCGCTCGTAGATGTAACCGTACCAACATCTTGGAATTCAGCAGTATTCGCTGATTTATACCTTATACTGAATTCTCCTAGGGTATCAAGCTCTGCCGCCGTTAAAGTAATCATGTAGTGCCCGTTACCTACGTGGACTAATAGCGCATCTGTATTTGTCCAAACAATCTCACCAGGTTTTCGAATTTGAGGTTGCCCACCGGCTTCTCCCGTTTCTGGAGTGCTAAGATCCGTCGCATCAACTAAGAAAAATAAGAATTCTCTCTGCTCAGAATCCGTTTCGTTTATTGTATATGGTCCTTGCATGTTAATTCCCTAAAGGATTCATACCAAATGGTGATCCTAACGTTAGTAATCGATTAGCACCGCATGTGACTTGTGATCCGACCGGTACTGAAAAATCACCTGAATGCAGTAATTGGTTTAATATTACCCAATCATCTATGTACAGCACATCACCAACAGTTCCGGTGTAGTAATTATTAGTAATCCAGGAAGTACCACCTGATCGACTGTAAGAGTTACCTCCGGTATCGTTTATTTTTACAACACCATCCCATGATAGTTTTGAATACCCACCTGCATCATTCCAAAGGAAATTCAATTCCACATAATGCCACCCGGGACCTACAGGAGATACAGAATAATCGTGTACATTTACTCGCCAAGTATTTGTATTATCTTTCATATGTAGATATAAATGACAATACCTTCCTAAATAATAATTATCTACATGTATTATAATTTGATTCGATGAATCTACAACCGAATAGTGCATATCCATCCGATAAAGTTGGCGACGTGCTACAGTGAAATAAATCCAAAAACCAATCATACCACTATCATTAAATGCATCTAATGCAAAAGAATTGAATGTATGATACGCAGCCATAGTAAGCTTTGCAGATCCAGCGCCGAATTTTTTAATCGACGTATCTACAGCAATATTCGTTGCTGTATCCGGCACTGTGTTCGTACAAGATTCGTTAACAGTTACATTATGATTCGCGCCAAATACAATCGCCATTACTGTTGCTCACTTTCTGGGGCCTGTATAAGAGTAGGCTTCCCAGTAATTAAGGCCATTAAGCCAGCCGCAGCTTTTGAGTGCTGTGCTGCCCATTCATAATTCTTATTAAATCGTTGTCCTTTTGCCACTGCTAATTCAAAAATTACCTGGTGATACCGTTCTAGCAGACCAGGTAATTCTCCCTGAGCAGTATGTACGAGTTCGTTTGTGCCGTCAGTAGTTGTCGGAGATACAAAAGCAAGTCGTAACATTCGATCTACAGCATCCTCATCCAAGTACACTTCCACGTTATTCGCATCGGGATGAGTAGCTGGACTAGGATTATGGATAAACTGCAAATAATGATGGTGGCGTCGGTAATTCTCAGTTTTAACAACAGTGTTTGCTTTAGTAGGGGAAATGAAAAAATTCCGCTCATACGCATTTGTAGCTGTTTCATCGAACCACCACGCCACACCATTTGTAGCAGCGTCAACATCATGATAAACAATGATCTCATGCTGATGCCCATCTATGCTTGATATTAATACGCGCGCATCAGTAGTGGTCGGAGATACAAATAACAGCTTACCTGTTCCATCGGCTGCGCCATCTTCATCGAGATATACTTGCACGTAACTACCCATACCGGCTTGATGATCTATCGTTAGATTATGATTATATATGTTTGGATGCTCGATGTAGTACTGTAACGTAAAATCTATAGCTGCATTAGGTGTAGGTGTAAATAAAAGCCGGTTATTCCAGAACATAAAATTAGACGGTGTACCACTTCCAGATAGTTTTGTTTTCGAGAAGAAATCAGCACGTGATATCAGACTAATCTCCTCGTTGTTACTATCATAGATCCGCGGCGCATCCCCGAAATCTGTAGGTACCGCAACCCATTGCTGAGCATTAACAGTTGATATAGTAACGGATCGCTGGCGCTCCTCTTTTGGTAGTGCAGCATATACGGTATTAATCGCTTGCTGAAGCCAGAATTTAACCCGATCATCGATGCCAGTTCTATCGACTTCGTAACCAATTTCAGTGATAATTTCTGTTAATCTCATTTATACCCCCGCATCGAAGTCAGCTTTACTATAGCCACCGCCGCGGACCAAAGCAGGATCAAGCTGAGCCTCTTCTTGTGATAACGTGTTTACGCGGACCAAAGCATCTTTACTATCCGTTGCGCCAGCAATAACTAACTCAGGGATCTTAATGTCAGCATACTCAGGCGCTAATTCAAGAGCGAGATTATACCTCAAAGCTCTTTTATACTCAGGAGGTAATAAAAGTGTTGCAGTCGCATCGGTGATCTCAGTAATCGGCTGAAGTGCATCGTAGTACACTGTCTCAATAGCATCTGGCTTGAAATTAAACTGAACAGTAGCCAGCGGGTATGACGGCTCGTAGTATAGCTGAGTTGGCCTTGAACTAACACTTTTATCTGCGATGCTACGATACTGCTCCCTTGTTATCAGTTTTACCTGATGATCTTGTCCACCAGAATCCCTGATATAAATACCGCGCTTAATTTCCGTAGGTCGAACCGTATTGATATCGCCGCCAGATCCTATTGTATAAGAAGCGGTGCCTACAACTAACGCAAAACTTCCTGATACCACGACTGGTACATGTATTTGGTCTGCGCTCCAAAGTGCTAACATATCATTTAAAGCTATCAGACCTGCACCGAGTTCGCTATTACCAGGCCGGTACGCAGGTCCTTTTATCAGCCGTATAGCTCCTTCGATTATTAATAATGCTGTACTTGAAGAACTCATTTACTTTCCCTCACCAGTTACTTCAACAGCGGAGTCGAATTCTTCTTCAGTCACTTCCGGCTTAGGCTCTGTCACTACTTCTTCCGCTTCCTCTGCCGCTTCGGTTACTTCCGCGATCCAAAAATAATCATTCTGTTGCTTATAAATTCGAGCAACATATTTAGCTAGAACAGCCTGAAAATAAGGTTTAATCTCATTCCGTTGCTTTGTTTTCTTTGGATCAAGGTTTAGGGATCTCATTAAAGCAGCTTGATTCAACCCTTCACCCGCCAATAATGCACAAGCTGCTTCGTCGATTTCAACAACTTTGGGATCATCCCAATCAATAGATTTCTGAATAGGTTCCGGTACAGCAACAACCGGGGTAAGTTTCGCCGGTGAGTCTACCCAACCTTTCTTCGCCAACTCCTCAGCCTCAGACCGATCGAAAATTTCCGCTTCCTGTATCTGATGATAAAACCAAGATGGATCAGGAAGCTGTCTGTATCCAACAGCTAGATATTGAGCTAATTCAGGTATCTCAATAACTTGTATCCCGGATACCGGGTGTTTGACATAAATTGTTGGAGGCGCATTATCCCTCTGATTAATTAGAGCCATTTTCTTTTTTCTCCTTTTGGTTGCAGGACGCTGTAGCGATTACAGCCTGTTCCACTTTATAGGTTAATACATCTAACTGCTTAACTACAGGCCCAATTTTTAAATACGGTCCTGTCATCGGGAAGTTAGCTAATACATGTAGTAACAAATTTTTATCCTCTATCGAATCAACGATCATAAAGCCTCCTAATGGATTAGCGTATACTCTTTACGAGCACTCGTAGAGTTCCACTGGCTAAATCAATTGCACCGCCAGTATTATTAAGCAACTGAACAGTTACGGTATTAAGAGCAGTAACAGAAGCTACTAAGGCTAAATCAGCAACATCCAGAGAAAAACTAACCTCTACGAAATCACCTAACTTAGCTCCAGTAACAGTAACTTCAACTACTTCCTCGTTACCGTCATCAATACTGCCGGGGTCCCATGTTTGCGTGACAATTGGCAGTATCTCAATGTTATTAAACCTATCATTCATACCCATTTTTCTATAATCTCCTTTTTAATCCCGGAGGTTTTTACGCCTCCGGGATTCTTAAGTGTTAATTTACCCAATCAAACGACAGGCTAACTCACCACGCAAGGTTTTAGTCCCATAGAGAATATCGCATCTTATGAGATCTTCATCAGCATCGCCATCGTAAAAGTTAATGATCCGGACCGAAATGCCATCGTAGGTAGCGCGTGCCTTAAACACAGCACCTTTAGGTAACTCCAGAGGAGCCATAACCAAAGCGAAAGCTTCCGGGTGGAACATCAGGTTAACCGGATACGCAGTAGCTTCGGTACCAACCGGCGTTATTACCGCATCATCAGCAGGGGATGCTGTACAAGTCTTGTAAGCACCGCTGGTAGTAATACTAGGCGAAATGGAAATGGTCAGATTTCCGGAACCATCGCTGGTACCATCGGCGGTAGCGACAAACTGTCGCAGATATCCGAGATCCGCACCGGTAATCGGGTTAACGGCGTTAACACCGGCGAGAGTAAATATATCTCCCTGTTTAATGACAGCGGTAGAGTTAGCCCAACCATCGGTAACAAGCGAAGCTCCGGTTTGACTTGCACCGTTTACAAGAGGAGTACTGCCGGATGTAAATGTTCCAGTGGTATGACGATTAACGTTCTGGTCCATGTTCAGCGAGAAATTAGCAATCCGTCCAAGGAAACCTTTACGTACAGTGTCTCTTGCGAGAGTTTTATCGAAGGAACCTTTTAACGCATCAGCCAGGGACCAATGGGCAGCGGGATTAAGAACGCCTTGTCTAGTATCACCGGGACAAGCTTCCTCATCCATCCGTTGACCGCAATCACCAAGGTTACTAAACGCATTAGGAGTAGTTCCAGGAGTTCCTTGCTGGTTGTATACATCCTTGTATAGCGCCAGCAAGTCGGAGTCTACCTGGTTAGCAAGAGCGATCATAGCCGGGATAATATACCGTTTTTCGTACTGCTCAACAGTAAGGGTCAGATCAGCAGAGTTGAATCCCCAGGATACGTGTTTCTGAGTTGCGACGGTCATCGTATCGCTAGGCTCAACAATATTCTGGTTAGATCGTGTTTTTCCATCAGTAACAGTAAACTTCACTGGCTTTCTAATGGTCAAACTAGCACCGATCTTTTTGAATTCCTTCTCGTAGTCGCGGTAGACTTTCCGAGCCATCACAAGATTGTTAATCAAGTGAAACAGTGATTTCCGAGCGATTATGGTCGGGGTAATAAGAGTATTTGAAACAGCCATTCTACTATGTCCTTTCTAACTATGGAAGTTATGCATCGCCGTAGAATTTCCTCTCTTCTGCAGCCATAAAATCCCCTATAGGCATATCTTCCATATTTTGATATAGGTTACTGCCACCTGAACCGTCTATAGGTTCAATCGGATCAGGGGCTTTAGTTACTTTCTTCTTTGAGCCAGCACTCTTAGTTTTCACGCTAAGTTTTCCTAACTCTATTAACGCTTGAGTGGGCGAAACTGTCAGCAGCTTGTTCATCAGGTTTTGACTTTTAGCAATAGCATAGAGCATTTCAGGTCCGTTTTCCGCTTCTTTGATAGCTGACGCTACAATAGTAGTAATTTTCACATTATCAGTGAATACCACTTTCTCATAGTCAGGATACTTCGCCTTTCCATCTGCACCGGTAGCTGCTATAAATGCGTCCTGCCTCTTCTGGAACGCTTCTTCCGTTTGCTCAGCTAGTTCAACTTGCTGAGCTTCAGCTACCTGATTTAGCCGGTCCTCTTCACGTTTTTGATACCGTAAATCGAATTGCTGATTATGGTACGCTTCCAGATCATCTTGATATTGGTCCATTGCGTTAGCATAGGCGTCGTCATCATACTCAACCGATTCACGAGTAGGCATACTAGGACGTGCAAGCACTTTCGGCTTACCATCGTCGGCATCGCCAGCATTCCCAGGTTTTTGCGCTTTTAGTGCTTCTAACTCAGCCAATGTTTGCTGGTATCGCTGCTCAGCTACATTCGCTCTCGCGTCTGCCTCATAGCGTTCGCGTGTTAGATCCTTAAACCGCTCATCCCCGGTTTTATGCTTAGGCGTTTGAGAAGATGTATTCTCTTCAGCGCCAGCACTCTGCTCATCGGACTCTTCCTCTTCTGATTCGCCGGACTCGCTTTCATTCGATTCATCTTCGGTCGTTCCGGAATTTTTGTCATCCGGATTATCTGAGGCGGTCGCTTCCTCACCATCACCTTCGACCACATAAGCTGCCGTTTCATCGACAGGTTCGGTAGAGGCGGTCGCTTCCTCTGTTTGTCCTTCTTCGACCTGACTCTCTGTAGACATTTTTTAATCCTTTCAGATTAAGGTTGTGGTGCTTGCTGAGACGCAGCTTTAAGCCGCTCTGCAATGTCTTGTGCACCTGGAAAATCCATGTTTTTAATAATCAAATCCGCAACTAACGGACCTGCGCCTGGTACATATTGAATAATTTCTATCATATTTTCTACTGCTTCCTGCCTGCGCGATGCATATGATGGACTGACATCTAATTCTGCATCATAATCACCCCTGGATAGATCATTAAAAATCATTACTGAATCTGTTTCAGGATCATAATATGGTGTATTAATCTCCGCAAACTTAACTGTATCTTCTGGTCCACGCAATCGCACAATCCGATTTGTGTCGTAAATACTGGGAATTAGATCAACTAATTGATATCCTGCATACATCAATGACTGATGGAAATTATCTAAATAACTAAACGTAACCTGGTCTGACGCAGATTGTCGAGCTTTGATAGCCTTACCTGAACGTTCATTACTTGTCTGCCCCATTGATGCTTCGTAACGACCAAGCGTACCCATTATATTACTTTCAGCGATATTCATCATAGCTATATGACCTCCAGGGATAACGGAACCGGGTTCGCGTCTAGGAGCCATTTTTGTTTTAGGATCTGCGTTGTAAGGTAAGAACGCATAGTTCTTAAGATTAGCTTCCCGCCATTTCTTTTCATGGTTTTTAAATTGCTTAGCGGTACCAATGTAAGGAGTTTTCGGAGATAACGCCACAATCTCTGTAGCTGCAGTTAACCAGAAATTATACATAGTCTGAGGGTCTTTAGCGTCTCTGAAAAATGAAAATAGTGCTCGTTGACCGTCAATATTCACTTCATCGCCATATACTGGTATAATTGGTATATATCGACCAGGCCAACGACGAGGCTTTTCTAAAATCTCATTTCCAGAAACTTTGGTCCACATATAAGTATGAGAGAATACTCTCTTATGTTTTATGATCTGACGACCGCTTTGTGCGATTAATTCGGGAGTAATTTTTGGAGTCAACTCAACTATAGAAAGGTCGTCAAGTTGAGCAATAACTTTAACCATTGGAACTTTGTAGAAATATTCAGCTATACGTACAGTATCACTCATAAACCACTTTTCATAAGCAGTTCCCATTGATCGCCAATGATCACCAGGAGTAGCATGAGGCCATTTCTTCTTGAATTTCTCTCTGCTCATCGTTGTGCTAACAAAACAATAGTCTGCATCAGTTTTTAAAAAATTAGCAGTGTTAGGATCGAAAAGTACATTAAATGGATTAGCAATTCGTTGTAATTGTAACTTTTGTTCAAAACTTTCATCTTTTTCGTATCGAGAAGCGAGCCTGAAAAATCCAAATGCATTACCTACAGCCCCCTCGTAAGCTTTATCATAAGCTTGATCCGCAGGAGACTCCACATCCTTCTCAATTTGTCGAATTAAATCTGTCATAATATCTGCAGTAATTACGTCTCCTGCACTATCTTTAGGTCGTACTTTGATACCGGGACGAGTTTGCTTCATCGCTCCAACCATAGAGCGCATAAATTTTCTTAGCAAATTATGCGTGAGCATCGGTCGTTTTTCATTTGCCCTGGTCTGCTTATCACTTTCAGGCCACTGATGGTGTCTAAAATTATGTATGAACTTCAAATCATCGAGAGCATTCGCACGATTTTCATTCTCCGCTGTCTGCGCTTCCTGAAATCGGGACCTCATTACTTCCAAAAACTTTTCTTTTGTATTTTCTTCGGCCATAGTTACCCCATCCATCCGGCTTGATGTAAGCCACTAGTGTTCTTATCCACATAGTCAGCAAAATCCATTTGTTCTGCTTCTTTTGCAGGATCTCTTTGTACCTTTTTTTGTCCGGTTGACTCACCATCTAATAAAGTAGATCGATAAAGATTTTCCGGAAAATGATCATTTTGCTTCAATGGTACACCATTTTCGTCGTAGATCCAGCGTTGTAACTGATGTACAGTTTGTTCAGTCTTTCCTTTGAAAAAATATAGTACAGGTAATGTATTAACGCCGACCAGCATAGAATTAATATTACGGATACCAGAGGACTTATCTTTTGAGGCTGCAAAAAGTTCAATATTCTCTTCTTCCAAAATTTCCTCTATGATGTTAAAAGTATCCGGAACATCGCCATATCTATTTTTCAAATAAGCAGAATCTCCTTTAGCTAGTGGATCAATACCGCATTCGGTGATATTCCATTTATTATCTCTTTTTCGTTTAATTATCTCATAGGCGATCTTTTCAGGCGACAAATTCTGCCAAATCTCATCGATCTGGAATTCTCTGTTATGCTTATCCCAAGTAAAAAATGAAACAGCTTGTTTCTTATTAAGATGGATATCAATGAAAGGGATTACAGGCCACGTTGGAGGGATCTCAAATGGATCGATCATATGCTTATCTTTATCAAAGCCTTTAATCACCATACCGGTCAGTTGTAGCCAATCACCATACACACGAGCCGGAACTTCAAGAGGATCACAGTCAGCAATAAATTGTAATATATTTTCCTCCGTAAGATGGATATTCGCTCTCATAGGAATTCGAGTTACACAGCCGTATGCCGGATCTGTATTCAAAGCGATCTTATCGAGCATCCATGCTTCTTTTCCTACTGCAGTCATAGAAATGAAAAATATCCCACCATGCCGGATTAGTGCACGACAATTCGCGGTATACTTATCTTGCGGTCCAGGCTCATCCTGCCATACCCAATGCAGCGTCGATGATTCATGACTTTGTGTGTCTTGTTTAATAGTCATTAGATGAAAATTTGATCCGTTTGGAAAGGACCAGAATGCCTCAGTTCCTTGTTTGTTTTTGGTTGTCTTATATGAACCGTAGGGGATAACCTCTTTTAATTTAGGGACTATGACTTGATCTGCGTGATATTCCCAATCTGTACAAATAATTCTCCCTAATGTCGGCTGACCTCCGAAATAACTTTCTCGTCCATCCCAAGCTTGAATTCCACGGGAAAATGAGTCCGCTAAGGCAGATCCGGTGAGTGTTTTCCCAATCTGATTCGCTCCTTGTAGCATAAGACGTTTTTTACCGGCCCAAAGATAATCGATAAGTTGCTGCTGGTAAGGAAGAGGTTTGAAAAATTCTGATCCGTGTTTTTTCTGATAATCTTCTACTTCAAATAAGAGTGCTGCTTTCTTCTTTTTTAAAACATTTATTTGCTTCTGAATTTCTTGTTTTGTCATATAGCCTGTATTGCTGTTTTAGCAATTGTTAAATTATCGGCATATCTATCTTTTATAGCTTGTATTTGTATATTAGTAAGATTAATTTTACCAATCGATTTAAGAGTGGGTCCACTAGCTATATAGTCTTCAAGAATACTATGTATACATTGAAGAACTTGGATTACATCCTGTACTTCGATTAATTTATTTTTTGCTTGTTCTTTTGTCAATTATAAACTCTTTATTAGTTATACCAGAGCATCACAAACAGATTTTTCGTAGATCCAAGTTCATTATTGAATCCGATATTAGTACCAGCATCGTAGATATTAAATGTTGTATCATTATCTTCGGTCGTACCTACATTAGCAGAATTCGCAATAAGAGTTACAACACCAGCAGATGTGAAAGTAAATAGAGCATACTCTTCGCCATCACCAAGTTGAGCGAATCCGATGCCGCCATTTGAGGTTGTAGGCATTGTCGTGACTTTACCGGAGTCTGCGACGGATTCTTGCGTACACCAACGATTTGTACTACCTGCCGCATTAATATAATGACTACCTACTCCACCAGTAATTAATGATAGTTGGTCAGCGGCGTTACGTCCTATTCCTGTATTCACATCTACAACGTCTGGTACAATATTAGGATTAGTGCCTGTACTTGATTCAAAAAGTAGCGCTGGTTGTGTGTCAGCAATACCACCCATTACTGTGCTACCTATACGCCATAGGCGACTACCTCCAATAGCAATACTTATCTCATCATCAATTCTCTCGTAAAATCCTGTATCTCCATCACCAAAAGCAAGCGTAGGTGTCACCGGATCATCTTCTTGCGGCAATATCAGTCTACAACCAGTTACTGGCGTCACACCTCCAATAGAAACAACGCCATTTATAGTATCGACAGCGAAAATATCTCCTCCATCATCTTCTTTTCTAACGAGAAATGCTTCTGTATCAGTGACATCAATTATAATTTGACTTTCAGATACACCCCCGTTACCAAGCGCACCATAAATTGTTACTGGTTCCGGCATTATATTTCTCCAAATTTACGTGATTTCATGATAAAATACTTTTATATCAACTGTTCTTGCATTAGCTGATTTACATGCTAATTTTGCTTGCACTTGTCCATTAGCGACTACATGTGGAGAACTAAAAGGTACTGCATCATTCGGCTCTCCTGCCGCTGATTTAACAAAAGCAATAGTAGATATTAATGTAGTGCCAGCGTATAAATATAATTCATACTCATCATTCGCAGAAATACTTGAAAGTACTACAAAATGTATATGATACGGATTAGTAATTACATCCGCTGGTATTATTTCTGTAAAGTTACCTAATGTCCATCCAGCAGCACTCGCAGTAACAGTTACCGGATCTGCTAGTACAGGATATACTTTCTGCTCGCCATGAGTATGGTGCAGTATATGATCCCCAACAGGATCGTATACTGTTACTGGTTCTGCCACTAAGGTTGCCCTCTATAAAGCGGTGAATAGCGAACAGAAACTTTATCCCCTGCACCGATACCAGTCAAAGTTGTAAGATTCGCTCTGATACGCTGCGCGGGAATATTGAGTTGTACGAAAGCCGCTTTTAATGCGGTTATTTCCCCGGCTGTGAACGTATGTTGAGATAGCTGGTACCATTTAGCAGTAGCATCGTTTATTTCCGGGGGATCGAACGACATTTCAATATCCACAACAACTGCCGTTATCGACGTATTCGCGTCCACAATAAAACATTCAAAAGTATGGTCATTCGTAACAACTGGTAGTCGTATACTTTGTCCAGCACCGGTCGCGGCGGCTTCTTCAATCAAGTCGTACAATGTTTTCATCTTTTACTCACTCCTATTAGGTTTTTTATCGTATGATCGTGCAATAGCATAGCCGCTATAACCAAGTCCGAAAGTTTGCCACATATATGACGGTATTGCGTTTAAATAACCTTTTATGCCATTTGATATTTGAAGTGCTATTTCTGGTCGGAAGGCGCTTAATATTCCCATTGGGATAGCGAATAGAATCATTATGTACATCACATAAAGAAAAGATGGTCTGGCTCTCGAAGTCCAAGGATCATTCGATTTAGCTTCTGCAATAATCGCAGACATACCAATTTTTAGTTCTTCTAACTCTCCTGCCTGACTAAGTTCTGCTAATTTTAATTTCGCTTTTGCTGCTTCCGTTTTATCCGGGAATATTTTATCCAGCGTCTTTGTAGCAAAAGTCAAACCGGCTGTGAGTGGATCAAGTGCCATTGAGTCTCCTTACACTGCTTTCGCAAACTCGCGTTTCAACCGATTAATCTCTGCACCGACGATAAGAGCTTGCAGCCATTTTAAATGGTACTTACCCCCATAAGCGGTTTTCGCGGGCTTAGGTTTCCGCATGTTTGCGGCAATGATACGTTTAAATTCTTGGGTATTGGGACCGGCAATAGTGTATCCTTTCGAAAAGGATTTAGCACTAGCACGCATAATCTTCTTCGCCATGTTACCGGGAATACGACTTGATACCGCTGTTTTCCTACCAAACAAACCTGCTAATTTAGTTAAGCACATAGTACCTCCTAGAAAGTAAACACGTAATTACCATTTGCGTCGCGCTTAGATTTTATCCTGCGACTTTTAGGTGGCCTGGTTGGCATCTTCATTTTCTTAGGTTTTTGTTTTGCTGCTCGTACTTTCCGGGCTTTCTCCTGTTTCTCAGCTTCTTTGGCGCGTGCCTCTTGTGCGGCTTTCTGATTCGCTGCTCGTTGCTCAGCGGCTTTCTCCTGTTTCTCAGCTTCTTTGGCGCGTGCCTCTTGTGCGGCTTTCTGATTCGCTGCTCGTTGCTCAGCGGCTTTCTGTTGAGCAGCTCTCTCGTCAGCTATTTGCTCAGGGGATTTACCTCCGAGTCCTCTTTGACCAATTTGTTTTTCGGCTGCAAGCTCAGAGCCGGTCATAAAATTTTTCTTTCTTCCATATCCTGCTGGCATACTATCTCCTTTTTATAGACCTAATTTATGATTACTATAGACTCCAGGATAGCGTTTAGTATGGTAGTCAGTTGAATTCCAATTACCTGTACCATTACAAGCACGACAGCGTGCTCGTTGCCTTAATGTTGGAGAATATTGTACTCCAGTACCATTACAGCATTTACATTTTGATTTGTCTGTTAGGCAGTTATCCATTACTCGATATATCATTGTAAACCCTTCCAATTAAAAAATTCGAAATAATATTAGGCAATATATGAATTTACTTAATATATGTAACAATTGATCTGTATGAGGACTAATTACTCCTTCACATTTCATAAAATCAATAAAGAAATGCAGCATCGATTCAAGTATCCCGAAAAAGATGCTTTAGGTACTTATTACAACGATGCCGCCATGAATTAATGCGTGAGCAGCTAACCAATAAGGCCAGTAGGGGGTGTATTTTTGATTTTTAGGTAGCTTAGAGGGATCGCTGTGTCGATTCTTGCCTTTAGCCATTGAGTCGCTTTGAAAAGCAAAATCAGCGAAGGCATGACCTATTAGCAACCTAAAAAAGAAACTAAAAAATACGCTTAACATCTTATTAAGTACTATACCAAAGATGCGTCGATTTGTCAACGTTATTTAATGCAGCTTTTTAAAAAATTTTCATGCGGTCCCGCTATGTAACACATTGACCCATGAGCTAATGGCCCTTGCCCCCCCTATAAGCACGTACAATGCCTTTGCGGGCTCTACGTGCTAACTAGCTGAAATTACTAGCTTTTTCGCTCCCCCGATTCTAAAATTCGCGGGTAACATACTATTTTTTCTCCTCAATTTGTTGCTGCGTCGATTTGTTGCCGTCAAGCTTCAGTTTACCCTCTAGCTCTGTAATTTGCGCGTCAAC